CCAGGAGCAAGACTTACAGCGAGAGAGCGTACTGCCCGTTCATTGGGCCTGCTGCGTCGCCTTGGCCGCTCAGTCACGCAGAATGTCCGTCGTCGCGTCGGTGGTGGTGAGGTTGAGGCGGAGCGTCCAGTAGACGTAATCCGCGAGGGCGCCCGCAGACTTCGCCGTCGTCGCTGAATCTACGTGTCTATTCGGACACGTTTTCATAGGAGAAGATGATGCTTGTTTCAGTGTCTGAATTAGTCACGTACATGGACATCTCTTTCTCGCTGCGCCAGCAAGATGCGGCAGAAATCGTTCTTGAAGGACTGCAGAGCGAACTTGAGGCTTACCTGAATAGACCCATTGAGTTACAAGAGTTTACGGAGACCTATGTTGTTCCTGGGGTCAACGACCCGATGCCGATGACATCGTTCTTCTACAACACCAGCACCGAGAGTTCTTTTTACACATATCCAGGCAATACAGCAAACTCAATCGTCAACTACTCAATGCCTCCAGAAACCATCTATTTGAGAAACAGTCCTGTAGTTGAGGTTGAGGAAGTCAAACTTACCCCATTTAACGGGGTAGAGAGAACTTTGGAGACAACCGAGTACATCGTCAGAAGATTTGGCATTGACATTGCTAATCTCATTGGAAACGACACGGTAGAGGTCACGTACACCGCTGGTCTTGATGGAACGCAAATTCCTATGTTCAGAAGTCTTATTCTCAGAGCAGCAACCCGTGAGATGCAAAACATGCATGATGACGTTGTGGGTGTCAAAGACCTAAATACAAGAAATGTCGCTCCATTGGAGACTGGGTTTTCCGAGCGCGAACTCATGTCGGTCAGGAAATACAGAAGACGCAAGGTCGTTGGCTGATGGCTAGAAACAATAGAGATGTCTACGTCATAATGATTGGCGAAGATGATGTCTACGACCTGATGGACGACATGCAGGAAAGAGCCAAAAATCTCAAGCCAGTTTTCAATTGGGCTAAGAGAAAACTTGAACTCGCTAACGCCGAGAACTTCGCCCAGGCTGGCCTACCGTCTGGCGGATGGAAGCCATTGTCCCCACGCTATGGGGCATGGAAATCAAGAAACTTTCCTGGGGCACCCATTCTTTTTAGAAGCGGCAAACTGTTCAGGTCGGTCACTTCTTTTGCAGCAGCAGACACTACAATAAATGACACAAGTGCTTCATTTAGCACTTCGGTTGAGTTCGCCAAATTTCATCAGTACGGCACCTCTCGTATGCCAGCGAGAAAAGTCATTTTTGAGCCACCTAGATTCGCCAGAGAACTGGGAGAAGAGGTCGCTCAGTATGTCGTTGGTGGCGAGAAGGAAATCGGCGCACTGGGTGGTGGCTCATGACAACTCCATACCTAATGCATGGTCCACAGTTTGCCAAGCAATATGTCAACGACTACCTTCAACGAGACATCCCAACACGACTCGTTGATTACCGCAATGGCTGGAATGTGGACGACATCACTCTTCCTACTCCAGTTTCGTTTTTTACCTATGAGCCGCTGGCTCTGGACAGTTGGCCCACCATTATCACCGTGGCCATATCAACCAATGGCATGGAGAGAATTGACTTCTCTGGTTCTGACCCCCTCTACAACGTGACTTATTCAATGAGAACTTATGTTTGGGTAAGGACAGAGGGGTCGTATGAGTCAACGCTCATGAGGGACAGGTTGACAACAGTGCTTCGCTCAGCCCTGCTTGACTATCCATGCCTTCAGGCCCAGGACCCAAGAAACACATTCAAGGCCGTAATTGACGAGTCGTCACTCAGAGAAGAATTCTCTGACCTCACGCTGCTCAAGGGCGACAGGGTTCTCGCTGGTTCCTACCTCTCATACACTCTTTCAATCCATGAAATTGTCTCAAGAAGAACTCTTGGGCAAATTCAAGAGATTGATGTAACTTATGGGATGATTACCTGAATTGGGCACACGAAACCTTTGCGTGTTGTACAATCTAGACATTCGGAGCATGGAGTAGTCAATGCAGAATAAAGTCGTCAACGTCAAGGTCAAGAAGGGTGATTCCCTATCGGGGTTCCCTGCTGGTTCTGTCGTAGTTAAAAACGTCGCTGGAAGAACTATTGAGGTTGGTGAGCCAAGACTTGCTCTCTTCCCAGGGGAAATTGCTGTTTTCGCTGGCTCCGCCAGGGGCGTTGCCGAGGGGCTTGCCAACAAGACGCTCAAGTCTGTTCAGGTCGTTGATGCCTATGAAGAGCCTAAGTCGTATATCTCTAGCAAGAAAAAGAAGAATGATGTTCCAGCGCCAGATGAGGAAACTGTTTCTGAAACAGTTGCATCGGAGGAGCCAGAGTCATCTGTACAATTGGGGCTTGTAGACACCGAGTCTTCCCCCTCTGACCAGCAAGAAGGTAACTAATGCCAGGCATTGTAATTGAAACAGCAGTAAGAACTGGTCCCTCAACCGCGACTGTTCGTGCGTCTTCACAGTTCTTTGTTGTTGGTCTCGCTGAGCGCGGCACCACCACTGCTCCAGTCAAGGTTGAGAGCCTTGAGCAGTTTGAGACCTACTTCGGCGGTTATCAGTCCTACTCATACCTCCACCCGACAGTCCAGACCTTCTTTGAGGAGGGCGGTACTCGCGCCTATGTCGCAAGAGTGGTTGGTTCGGCTGCTGACTCTGGTTCGTTGACTCTTGATGACGGCGACGACGATAACACCATCACTATCACTGCTGTTGGCGAGGGCAACTGGTCAACCAGAATCAAGGTTCAGGTTGTTGATGCCTCTGGTGACAGAAACGTCAAGATTCTTCTTGACGATGTGGAGATTTTCGCAACTGGCGCCCAGTCAACCGTGACTGGCATTATCAACGCCATCAACACCAGCGTTGAGGCTTCTCCGTATGTGGTTGCGAGCAACGATAACTCAACCAACAACAACCCACTCCCAGCGGTTCTCGCTGCTACGGCGCTTTCTGCTGGTGACGATGATAGGGCTGCAGTTGTTGCTGCTGACTATGTCAATGCTCTTGAACTGTTCAATGACTCATACGGCGATGGCGCCGTGGCGGTTGTGGAGAATACCTCCGACACGGTAAAAGAGGGTCTGGTTGAGCACGCCAACACTCACAGCAGAATCGCCCTTCTCCACTCAGCCTCTGGCACTTCTGTGTCAACGGCAATTGCTGATGCTGAGGAAATCACCGACCTTGAGCATGCCGAGCACGCGGCCTACTACTTCCCGTGGGTGTATGTGCCGACTAGCGTGAATGGCGTGAATCGCCTGATTCCTCCGACTGGCTATGTGGCTGCCAAGCGTGCGCAGGCTCACAACCAGACTGGACCTCACGCTCCTGCTGCTGGCCTGATGTCACGCTCGCGCTTCGTCAATGGAGTTGAGACAGATATTGACCGCACCAACGGCGACCTTCTTGACAACGGCAAGGTCAACGCTATCCGCGTTCTGAGCAACACCATCCGTATCTACGGTGCACGCTCATGCTCGTCTGATGTCGCCAACTTCCGCTTCTACACTGCTCAGGATGTTCTGAACTCAGTGGTGACGCAAGCCTTCACCTCGCTTGAGGACCTGGTGTTCTCTGTCATTGACGGCAGAAACATCGTCCTGGCTTCGGTGGAGTCGCGCCTTGTGAGTCTCCTTGAGGGTCTCAAGAACCTCGGCGCCCTGTACCCATCGTTTGATGCCTTTGGTGTTCAGGTTGACCCTGGCTACACGGTCAAGTGCAACCCATCCATCAACCCACTCACCCAACTAGCCGATGGCACCATCAAGGCCGAGGTTGGAATCAGGGTGTCCAGCATTGGCGACAAGATTAACGTCACAATCGTCAAGTCCAACCTGACTACATCTATTGTCTAGGAGTAGATAAACAATGGCAAAAGTATCCCAGAGACAGGTCCTTGCGACAATTGACCCAGTGACCACTGGGGCCCCAAAGTGGAATGAGTTCCGCTTTGCCCAGGTGTCAGGTGGAGAAATCACCGCGTCTGTGGAGAAAATCTACGAGGGTGGTGCTCAGTTCCCGACGGTGCTGTGCGCCCCATACGAGATTGGCGACATCACGCTAACCGCCCACTTTGACGATGACGTAACTCCGTCTGATGACTACAATGGTATTGCCTACAAACTGCGTCTACTCCGCGACAGAGTTGGCAAGGCCTACTACAACATCACGGTTGCTACATACGACTGTGACCTCAAGGTGAACGGCAACGACCGCATCTACAGCAACTGCCTCCTGGTTGGCCTGACCGAGCCAGACGGCGACTCTTCATCGGGTGCCCCAGCGACGTTTGCTCTGACCTTCTCGGTCCAGAACGTCACTGGTCCTAGCACCAACGCCTGATTAGTTAATCTCTTTACAGGGTAGTTTCCCACGGGGTGGGTGCTGTGTGCTAGGTTTCTGGCATGAGCGAAAACTCCCTTTACCTAGAAGAAACCCCCGAGCCAAAGAAGGGCGCCAAGTCGGCCCCTGCGCAGCCAACTGTCCTTGACCGCCTGAAGGAGACAATCTCCAAGAAGGTTGAGCGCCAGACTGTTCACCTTGAGGTTCCAGAGCGTCCGAATGTGACCCTCATCATCTCCCCTAACATCAGTCAGCATGATATGCGTCGTTGGCGCAAGGCTGCTGGCGAGGACAGCAAGAACGGCATGGATGCCACCCGCTTTGCTTGTTCGGTAATCGGACACACCACCGTCGGAATCGCCTTTGACGGCGAAGAGGTCATGGACGAAGAGGGCTATCCGCTGAACTTTGCCTCTCCAGTAATCATGGAGATGACGGATACTAGCCGTCCAATCCCAGAGGCAGTTCGTGCATTCTTCGGAATTGACCCACATATTGAGGCTGCTGCCCTCGCGATTCTTGATGCGGCTGGCTACGGGGAGACCGTAGATACCGTGGACCCTACGAAGGGGTCATAGAAGACTTAGCCGATGAGGCTGTAATTATCTCAGCCGCGAGGCTGGGAGAAGTCTTCGGAACTGACCCAGTCAGGATTCTTGACTCAACTGATGACGAATGGGTCATTAGGCTTGCTTGTGCTAAAGTGGTTGCCAGAGACCGCGAAGAACAGGCCAAGAAAAACAAGTAGTTTCTTGGTCTTCGCGTCGTTGCGCACGGAGATGGCATGGCTGACGAAAAAGTCACAATCAAGATTGAAGTCAACTCTGACGTTCGTGGCGCAAAAAGAGTCAATCGGGAACTCAAAGAAATTGCCCGCACTGCCGACCGCATCAATGCCCATTCTGGCATGCGGAGCAGTACAAAAAACCTCACTGGAATGCTCAATGGGCAGCAAGTGGTCTGGAAGAAGCACTTTGATGAACTTGACAAGTTGACCAAGA